TTACATCCACAACACGCCTTGATTTCCTTTAGGGTGGGGCGGTACAGCATTAATTATTCCCGGTTCCATTATCGTTTCAACGATAGTTTCATGGGTCTTAAAGGTTTTACCGCAATTAATATTGGTGCACTGGTGATAGCGTTCTTTCGTTTCGTCACTAAGGTAACGGCTGGATCTCGCGTGTGCTGCAAATTTACAACGTGGGCAATGCATCATATTTACCTCCGAAACTGCATATTCAGTAATTATGCTGATCTTATCACCAGCGTTCGCATTTGTGAAATAAATATCAATTAGTTGAATTTTACTGCTCGATAGCCTCGTATGTCACATCCGACAACAATACTTCGAGAGACAGTTGTGTGGTGTAGCCGCTGTTACTCAGGCTGTGCGTCACCTTGCTGATTATCCAGCTCTGTTGGTCTATCACCGATTTAAAACCGTTGACCGCGACAGGGGTTTCAGGAAATAAATCAGCGCGGCCCATGGCTAAGGTGATAGAAAACTCCGCAACACCGCGCTGTAACTTCTCCCATTTAGATTGAGCTGCGCGCATAGCGGCTTTTTGCGTGGCGTAAACCGTGGTGATAGTAAAAACGTTATCCTCAGACCCCACCAGATAATCCCCTTGTTTTTCCTCCAGCGGCTTTTTCACTGCGGCCGCTTTGGTGCGGGTCGGTTTGGCTTTGGGGTGTTCCAGTGCGCGGAGCTGCTTAAACTTTGGCTTACGCTGCAACTTAACCTTTTTCGGCTTGGCCGGTTTGGGGTCTTTGGTGTGCAACCAACTGGCACTGACACCGGTATACGCGCCCCGGTCAGCAATACTAAAGCTGTGCTGGTCGCCATCTTGCCGGGTGATCGTCATCTGCGGAATGGGTTTCCCGCTGGCAGTAACACCGCTGCCCGGCTTGATAAATACCAATCGCCCGGCTTTGACAACCGCCACCGCGCCATTCAGTGAAGCTAACCGGGTGATAAATTTGGCGTCCGTTTCTTGCGTCTGGTCGATATGAGAGATAGCTATATCCGCCAGCCCCTCGGCCAGCATCGCTTTCAGATTATTGCGCTCCGCCACTTGCGCCACCACTTTCCCCAGCGTGGTTTCATGATAAGAGACTTCACGCCTAGTATTGAGCGAACCGCGAAAATCCGCACTGCGGGCGCGAATGGTCAACGTATCCGGTGCGCCGTGGTGTTCGACCTCATCTACGGTAAAGTCACCCTTACCAATCAGGGCTGAGCCTTTCCAGCCCAAGAATACCGACAGCACCGCACCCCGCTCCGGCATGGAAAGCTGGCCGTCTGCGTCATCCAGTTCAATATCGAGCTGGTCAGCTTCAAAGCCTCGGTTATCGGTCAGACTCAGAGACAGCAGCCGGGGGCGAATATTCTGCGTAATATCTTTTGCGTTAATATTCAGCATATAGTCCGGGGCCATGTCCGCGCCAGCCGGTAGCGACATGCCGCTTATCATGAGAATAACCCTCCGATTGCTGACTGGGCTTTATCGGCCATGGCCGTCGCCTTACCTAGTAATTGGTCAGCCTGTTGTTGCAGGTCGCCGAACATCGCTGTCAGTGACTCATCGACCCGCAACAGATTGAGGGTGAATTCAATGCGCCGGGCGCTGCCATCTGCAAAAAACAGACTGCGGGTCAGGCTCAGGCTTTCAACCACAAACATACCGTATATCATGCCGCTCCCCTCAATCAGCGGCCATGCTTTGCCTTGGTTAGCCATCACCTCTAGAGCCAGCAACGACAGGCGGCCGCCGGTCAGTTCCGGTAGTAATACCCCGGATAGCGTCATTTTTTCGCTATCGACGCCAAGAAATTGCGCCGCCGGGCGCAAGCCTACCCGGCTGTTAGTGGGCCAACGATAATCAATATTGCGCCCCATGCTTTGATAAGGGGTGGTTTGTAGCATAAAGACAAATAAACCCAGTGATAACATCATGATTAATTCTCCATCTGCCCGCGCTGGCGGGCGCGTTTATCGCGTTCGTTCTTGGCAAGCGCATCGGTCATCATTCGCTCGGCATCCTGTCGGCTCATACCCGGTGGAATCGTTATCTTGATATCGTTGGTGGTTACACTGCTATCGACAATGGTGGTGCCGGTATTCGCAGTCACCGGCTGATAACCGCCGTACAACACGCCGCCACTGGGTGAGTATCCGCCCGCGTAAGGGTTATCTTTCGGGACGTTATCGGCCAGCCCGGTAGATTTGCTATCAATGACGCCAAGCTTTTCCAGTACCCAATCAATGCCATTGCGTAGCTGCCCCAGTGCATCAATGGGAAGTTTGAGCGCATAAGCTAAACCTCGGCCGAAAGTTTCCCCGGCGGTGGTAGCAATAAGCAACGACTCCCCACTAAATTTGATGGGGGCGACCAATTCAGCAAACAGTGTCTTGAGCTGGTTAAATCCATTAATTAGCGGGGTAAATGCCGCACTGATTGGCCCGGCAACAGCGGTAAAGCCTGTCACTACACCCGCCATAAATGCGCTAATAGGCTCCCAAAACTTACGAATAAGCAGCGCACCAGCGATAATAAGTACAATCACCGCAGTGACCGGCCATGCCAACGTGGCAAGTGTCGCGGCAATGGTTCCACCCATGATGGAAAAACCGGTACTCAATAAACCGGCCCCGGCCAATAGCAGGTTAAACCCAGCCATCACCGGCCATGCAATCAGCCCCAATGCACCTAACCCGGCAACCAGTGCCAGCGCCGCGCCGGTGACAGTGGTAATGGTGCTAACCAGCTCCGGGTTTTTCTTGGCCCATGCCGCCACATTAATCAGCCAGTCGGTTGCGGTGACGGTCAGTTTGCGTAGCGCAGAGTCCTGTTTCTCGAATACCTCAATTTCGAGATCTTCCCATGCCGAACTCAGGTTTTTCAGGTCGCCGTCGAGGTTATCCATTCTCACCGTGGCGATAGATTCTGCGGTGCCGCCCGCATTCATCAGCTTGCTTTGCTTCTCTGCCAGCTTGCCGTTACCGGCTGCTGCCACCAGTTTCACCGCGCCTTTCATTGCTTCTTCACCGAATATCACTTTCAGGTATTCGGCTTGTTGTGCAGTGCCTAACTTGTTCTTTTTAAACGAGCGGTTAATGTCTTTGAGGATTTTCTCCACCGGCAACATATTGCCTTTGCCGTCGCGGGTGGTTATTCCCAGTTCGCGCAAGGCTTCCGGCGCTTTACCGACCGGAGCCTGTAAGCGACTAAACACCGCACTGGTACTGGTTCCGGCCATACTGCCCTTGATGCCGTTATCGGCCAGCACCCCGAGTAACGCGGTAGTGTCTTCGATACTGGCCCCGGCGGCCTCAGCAATCGGGGCGACATATTTCATCGCCTCGCCCAGCTCTAGCAGGTTGGTGTTTGAGCTGGTAAAGCCTTTCGCCATCACGTCTGACACCCGTTTAATTTGGTCTAACGGCAGGTTAAACGCCGATTGCATGTTGGTGACAATATCCGCCGCCTCGGCGATATCCACACCGGACGCCAGTGACAGGTTAACCGTCGGCTCAGTGGCGGCCAGAATGGCGTTAGCGTCATAGCCAGAACGGGCCAGCGTGTCTTGGGTTCGCGCTACGTCAGTCGGGGAAAATGCGGTTGAACCGCCGATATCCCGCGCCTGTTGACGAATGGCGGCCAGCTTGGCGTCATTTTTATCCAGTCCTAAAATCGCCTGAGTGCCGGACATCTGGCTGTCAAACTCCATACCCGGTGCAATCAGTTTTGCTGCGCCATAAAGCCCGGCGGTTGCTACGCCAAGACTGGCGGCGCTGGTATTACGCACCGCACTGGTGGCGGCTTTGCCTTTCTGGTAACGATTACTGATACGGTTGAGTTGTTCCTGTTTCAGGCTCAGACGTTGCAGCTCTTGGCGCTGGCGACTCAGGGCCACAGTCGCCTCGGCGGCACTGCTGCGCAACCGGCGCTGTTCACTGCTCAGATTTTTGGTCGCTATACCGTCAGCGTTGAGAGCGTCGCGTTGGCGCTGCACTGACTGGCGCAGTCCGTTATATTTGGTTTGCAGTTCAGCCGCCGCACGCTTGGCCCCCTCCATCAGTCGGGCTTGTTGGGCGGTGGGTTTCTCGGTGTTTTTAAAGGCGATAGCCAGTGCCGCCGCATCTTCTTTGGCTTTTTTCAATGCCTGCCCGGTGACGGCCAGTTGGGCGCTGGCCTTACGGAAACCGTCAATCTTCGCCGCCTGCGCATCAAGGGATTTGATGCTGCTTTGCGCGTTACGAATGTCGCCAGTGAGGGATTTACTGGCGGTTTGAATGGCTTTAAAGGGGCGGGTGGCTTGGTCTACGGCTTTGAGCAATACCTGTAGCTGTAAGCTCTTACTCATGGTTTACGGCTCCACTTCGTAGCAGGGCTTTATGACGCCAGCGCACCAGTTCGGTGAGGCTCAAGGCCCAAAGCTCTGACGGCGGCCAGTGAAAAATGGCGGCAATATCCGCCATCAGGTCGTCAACTTCCAGTTTCGGGTCGAGTTCTACCCCGCCTGTTTCGGCGACAAAAAACCAATCACCTTACCCGCCAGCGCCACTAAATCCGGTAATTCTAAGCGGCCACATTCGGCGGCGGTCAGTGTGGGGGTGGTGATTCGTGGCAACACGATAATCAGCGCATCGACTTCAGAGTGAGCCACATCAAACAGGCGAACACCGCGCAACGTCCCGGCATTGGGGCGACGGACTTCAATTTCAGTGATTAAGGTATCCCCACGCTTTAATGGGGTGTCCAGTACCACCAGATTCTCGTTAACCTCGGTGGCGGGTTCAGTTTTAGCAGTTACTTTTTTCATGGTTTTTCCAATTCAGTCAGGGAGGCCAGCGGATTAACACCGGCCATCAGAGTTAGCGGCCAATGGCCTTGCGTTGGGCTTCCAGCAGGTCTACGCCGTTAACCATTTCAATCAGGTTAACCACGTCAATCTCCATCACCACCTTGCTGTCAATGGTCAGCTTGTAGTAAGTACACTGGGTGGATACCTTAGTTTCGGTGTCTTCCCCTTGTTTGGATTCGCCGCCATCAATCTCTTTATGACGGCCACGGATTTCGACCTCTACCGCTGTGACTTCGCCAGTGTCGTCACGCTGATAAGCACCGGCAAAACGCAGCGGAACCGCGTCAACTTTGGGTGTTCCCCATTGCTGCAACACCAGCTCGTCAATGCCGCCCATCGACCACTCCATGGAAAGCGCATCGTCATCCAGCCCCAAATCAATCGGCGCAACGCCATTCATCCCGCCGCCCCGGTAGTTCTCCAGCTTGCGGGTCAGTTTTGGCAGGGTAATGGACGAGACGATCCCCATGTAATCCCGGCCATCGTTAAACAGGTTCATCAATTTCAGCTTACGTGGCAGTGCCATAGTTCAGGTTTCCTTAGCTGTTGACGGCAGCGGCAAAGTTCACCAGATATTTATCGGTGATACGCTGGCGCAGGGTGAGGTCTTCCAGTGGTGGCACTGGGGTGTAGTCGTAATCGATAAACAGCTTGCCCGCTTTCAGGGTGTCTTTATCGTTGGCGCTGTCGTCATACCAGCAAGTGCCATCAATAATCAGCCCGGCAGATTTCATTTCGCGGAATTTGGCATTAATGCTGCCAATCATGTCTTTAACCAGCGTCGGGTGCATCGGGCGGTCTATCGCCCACAACTGCGCCTCGGCCATGGTGTCCGCCAGAATTTGTGCAGTGCGGGTGTAGTTTTCGAAAGCAAACAGTGGATCATCGGAGCAGGTGCGCGAACCCCAAAACTTGAAACCGTCTTTGCGTACAAGGGTGGTAACACAGGCTTGGTTTAGCAGGTCAGCGTCAGTGCCAACGGTCTGCAAATCCCAGTAGACGCTGGCAGAGATACCGGTCACGCCATTTACGCCGACATTAGACAGGGTTTTATGCCAGCCGGTATCAGTATCAATCTTGGCGCGCAAGCCCAGTGCGCGGGCAGTGGCATAAGCAATATCGGTACTGTTGGCGGTGGTGTTCCAGCTCAAAAAATCCGGCCAAATCAACATCAGCTCACGCTGGCTGAAATTGTCACGGTACAAGATAGCCTCGGAAAGGGTTTTGCAACCGTAAGCGCTGATATAACCAAAGGCGCGCAACTTCTGACAGATGCCCGCCAGTGCCGTCGATACCGCCAGATTATCCAGCCCCGGCACACCGAGAATACGCGGGCGAACGCCGGTGACAGATTGCGCATCTAACAACGCTTTCATACCGGTGTAGCGGCCGTTCTCGTCAGCGCCGCCGATAATATTAGACGTGGTTTCATCCTCATCTTTGCCGCTAGCCACGCGAACCACAACCGTGACCGGGCGGGCCTGTTCCGCAATCGCCAGCAATGACGCCGCCAGTGTGCCTTTTTTACCGGCTTTACCGGCAGCGGCCAGCACGTCAGTAATCAGTACCGGGGTATCAAGGGGAAAGGCTGCCGCGTCGGCATCCTCGGCGGTGCAGACCATGCCGACAATGGCGGTGGAAATAGTGGAAATGACACGCGTCCCCTCGTTGATTTCGAGAACGCGGACGCCGTGATGGTAATCACTCATAGATTAACTCTCTGTTGATTGAGGGTGAGAGTATGGTGACGGGTTACCGCATGGGGGGCGATTGATAGGGGATGTGTGGGAAATGGCACAACGAAAAGCCCCGCAATTGGGGCTAATATAAAATATCAGGCTGACAGCGGCGGCCAGACGGGGACACGATAGCCCTGATTAACCGCCTCCACTAACAGCCACTGCGGCAGCTCCGGCAACTCAATCAGCGGCCAGTTTTCCTGTGTCGGCCATACACGATAACGGGCGCGGGTGGCGATAAGTTCTTCACGTTGTGCCTCTGTCAGTGGCACATCATCAATACAATAATCGCTGACCATTACAGGGTCGGTTGCCACAATAAAATCATCTCGATGCTGGCGCGCTGTTGCCGCCAATTCATCATATGTAAATATTGGGAAAAATAAAATATCAACCCACTCGGGGCGGCCATCAATAACACCAAGTTGTTTATTTATTGGTGGAGTCTTTTTCCAATAGATGGTTAATTCCTCACGGGTTGGAACGATTAAATCATCGGGCAGCGAGTCTCTGTAACTACCATCTTCAATCATATTCACCGAATAAAAAGCAATTATGCTGGGGCTAAACAGTGCATCCATAATTTAATATCCTATAGCAAAGTAATCGATGCCAATTGCAATTCGCGTCGTTGCGTTTGTCCAGCCAGATAAGGCAAAGCTAGCCAGTGATTTACTGGCATATGACGCCCAGGCACCATTGGTATAACTGTTGTTTTGCGACGGATAAACACCCAGTATTTTATTAGGGAACGGGACGGGAAATGTCACTACTACATCACCGGCGGCTGATGTAACGGCTGTACCAAATTGCAATATAAAGCCGCCCGGAACATCAGGAAATCGCATATAGTCATTTGCGGTGAAAGTTCTCTTACCGAAAATACTCATCAACCCAACCAATGAAACCAGCTTATCCGCCGTACCCACCTGCATTTCTGCATTTGAAGCAATACCCTTTTTAGCCGCATCACCTAAATCAAGATTTGCGAGAGTCTCAGCCAGTGCGGCTGGCCCCTGTGCTTTAATCTCAGATAACAGGTTGGCAATCTGCAAATACTGGTCATGGGGGTTATCGGTTTGTACGTGGTCGCTCATTGCCATTACACCGGCTTTGGCAACCATGTTTACTGCCTTTGAGGTGGCGGCCTGCTTTTCGCTGTCGCTGTCAGTGGCATTACTGTACTGTGCAAAACCTTTCGCGTTCAGCGTAGCGTCCGGATGGTTACGTGATTTCTCGTGCTCAATGAGCAGCTTGTCGGCGTACTGCTTAACCTCGATCGCTTTATCATCAGTATTTTTATCAACGTATTGGCGCGTTGCCAGCACCACCGACGGGTCGATTTTTAGCGTGACAGCGGCAGTGCTGCTGACAATTAAAATTACCCGAATGGTTTGGGTGCGGCCGCTGCCCTCTTGCAGTTGCGGTTTATAGGTTTCGGCACAGTTGGCAATGGCAACCAAATCACCGTCTTTATCCAGCAAGCCAATCTCCCTAATCCACCACCCGCCCTCGGCCTCCGGGATAACCTGCTCTGCAATAATCTGACTGGTGTTAATAGGGTCAATGGACAAGGTATTGAGGGCGGCGCGGCGCTGTTCGTTCACCAGTTGGGTTTGTGCTGGATTGGGTGTTGGCAGGGTTCCGCTGCCATCCCCGACCGCCATGTGGGTTATCTCTAAGCGGGTGCCGAGGGCGGTGGCGTTCGCCAGCTTGGCCGCGCCGATGTTGGTCAGTAAAGCAAAGAATTTTGCGGTCATGGGTTCACTCTCAGGTCATCAATAATATGGACGGCGGCGCTGGCGTAATCCTCGCCGGTCACGGTTATGGTTTCAGGTAAATAGGGGTAAATGGTCAGCTCATCACCACTGTAACTGGTAGCGGCCACAAACAGCGGGCCGCTACTGTCGAGATTGATAGACAGGCCGACTAAGTGGCGGCTGCATGGCTTGGCGTCGTCTATCAGCCGCTCAAGCTCTTGATACATTTCTTCGGTAATGCCGGTTTCTAGCACCCCAACATCAAGGCGAAAGGTGCCGGGGGTTTCGTTGGTCTTCCACCACTCGCTCACCTTGATGAGATAACCCAGCGGCTCCACCACGCGCCGAATGGCGCCAATGGTGCCTTTGTGTTTGTGCACGTACTGCGAGGACTTCACCACTGAGCGCTTAGTGGCTTCCGGCCATTTCTCATCCCAGCGATCAACCGACCACGCCCACGCCAAATAGGGCAACAGCGGCAATGGGCAGGTGTCGGCGTTCCACAGCTGGCGAATCGGAACCGGGGTATTCTCCAGTTCGGCACAGGCGCGCGCGGCGGCCACTTCCAGCGCAGAAGAACCGACGGGCAATAAACGGTCAGTCATCCGTCCCCCCGACAGTGATAGTGCTGCCGGTGCACCAAGCAGCTTGAGTTTTATCCAGCACCACGTCGGCCAACGGGGCATTAATCACCGCCCGCTGGACACCCTCAACATGCAGCGCGGCATAAAGTGCCGACAGGCGAATGTCGCGACCAAGGCGGCGCTGTGCGGTGACAAAGGCGGTCAGTTTTTTCTCGGCGGCCACCCGCACCGGCTCCGCTTCCGGCCCCGGATGCAGATAGAGCACCGCGTCAATCTCATAATCTTCAATCCGGGCGGATTGCACCGTCACCCGGTCAGCCACCGGCCGCGTGTTCTCATCATTCAGCGCGGCTTCAACTACAGCCAGCAACTCGGCCGAGGCTTCGCCGTTGCCCTCACGCGATAGCACCGTGACCGTGACACAGGCGGGTGTTGGGCTGATTGCCGAGGCATCAGCGACCCGCCCGTCAGCACTTTTGGCGTGATATTCATACGCACCCGTTGGCCCCGCCACACTCAAGCCCTCAAAGGCTTGCGGAATACGCACCCGGAAATCACTGTCAGATTCCATCACCGCTTCAATCGGCGGAATGGCCGTGGGGTCAGCCGGGATAATCACCAGCCGCGCAACGTTGTTATTTGCGCCGAGCTGGTCTAAATCACTGCCGACGGCATAAGCCACCATCACCGCGCGCGCCGCATTGTTAACGCGCTGGCGGAGAATGACCTCACGGTAGGCGTTTTCCTGTAGCAACTTGACTAATGGCTCTGACTCCAGCGACAAAGTGCGGGCCACAGCGGTGCGCTGTTCCTCTGGATACAGTGAAATCAGCGTCGCTTTGCGCTCGGCCAACAGGGTTTCATAATCCAGTTCTTCCACCACAAACGGCGGCGGTAACAGGCTCAGGTCAATGGTTGCCATAGGTTCAGCTCACAAGAATAGTTAAAGAGAGGGGGGCTGCGCCATCAATGCGGGTGCCGGTGATATCTACCACCATCTTTCCGTCAAAGGTGGTTTCAAAGGTGATGCCAGTCAGCTTGACCCTCGGCTCCCAGCGCAAAATGGCACTGTAACTGGCGGCCATAATTTGCAGGCGCAGGGCCGGATTTTGCGGCTGGTCAATCAGCTCCGATAGCAGCGAACCATAGGCGCGACGCATCACACGTGACCCCACCGGGGTAATCAGTATGTCTGCAATTGACTGGCTAATATGGTCAGCGTCGGTAATGGTCTGCCCGGCGTTGCGGCTCATGCCGAGATAGGTGGCAGTGGTCATTTAATCCCCTCCGTATAATCCCCGCCGCGCAACACACCGCCGTGGTCATGGTCATCAACCACCACACCATTGGATGAGAACTTGCCGCCGGAATGGTCAATATTGCCGCTCATCTTGCCGCCTTTCTTCACATTCAACGTGCCGGTAGTCAGGTTGTGGGTGCATTCCACTTCGGGTGTATCCAGCAGGATTTTGACCAAGGCAGCACAGGTGATAGTGGGGGCAGTGGCATTTATCGATTCACTGGCATTGATAACCGCCGTTTTGATGCCATCAGCCTGCAACTCGCCGCTCTCAGGTTCATAGTGCAACGTGGCACCGTCAGGAAAGGCGATATACAGGCCATCCGCCGAGGCCGACGGCGGCGGGAAATCATCAGAGAAAATGCCCGGCAGCACAAAGGCGGTGTCCAGCTCACCACCGAGAGACAATATCAACACCTGCTCACCCTCGGACGGTGCCCACCATGATCGCGATTGACCGGCGCGCAGCGTCAGCCAGTTTAACCAGCCGGTGGTATTGTCCCCTGTCGCCACACGGCACAGGGCTTGGTCGAGATCGACCTCGGCCACCGTACCAATACGGATAAGGTTGCGCAGCAGGCGCAGGATTTCAGTAAGTTGGGTTTGAGTGTTCATGGGGGAATGATGCTTATTGACAAGCTACTACACAATGAACTTCAAATGTGTCACTAGCCACACAACAAACATTAGCGATAGTAATACTATTTGATCAACTTTACTTAAGGTGATAATAATAGTAACAATTTAAAATGAAAATGGACTTGCTTAAATGGCAGTTACTGAAGAAGCAACTCAACCCAATGAACCAAATAATTCTGCTGGGCGAGTAAGGATTTGTTATCATAATCGATGGATTACTGCTTGCTCTATATTGTTTTCTTCTGTAGCAACAATTTTCGCATGGGTTCTCGTTTTACAATTAACTATGAAGCAGGGTTTTTTGTCATATATAGGTTTGAGTAGTCAATATTTTTTAAAACAACCTAACTCACTTAAAGACCCGCTAACTCTCCATCATATTGGTGAGCTAGTTGCAAATGGTACGATACTCAGTCTCGATGATCTTTGGTCGTTCCAGAGTAGTTTTTACCAAACTATTATTACTGTTCTTATCGCTATCAATGCAATACTAGGTGCATTTGCTTTCTTCATGATTAAGCATTCATCTAATGCTAAAGCTAGAGAAGAAGCTATCTTAGAAGTAAAAAGCTATGTAGAAAGTAGGTCTTTTGATAAAGAAGTAAAAGGTATAATCTACAAAAAGATAGAAGCTGTTCAATTAGATATGAATTCGCAGATTCAGCTAGTGGAAGAAATGATTGCTAATTTTGAAGATGTTAACAGTCGTATTGAAACTATGGATTTACGAATAGTTGAATTAGAAAATAATAATAAAGAACTTAAAAGACATATTAATGTAATCGCGACAGAAATTGCTCAAGAAAATAAAAACGAAAACAATGATAAGCTTGTCATAACAAGGAGTGCTGAATAAAATGGCATTTATAAGAAAAAAACCAAAAGAAGCTAAAAATCATAGTGCTGATATTGAGCGTTTAGTTACTCCGAGTGAACTTCTTAATTTTGCGAAAAATAATAATATTTGTTTGGAGCCTATAGATGTGAGTGCTTTAACTCAATTATTGGGAATTATCATGAGACTAGAGCCTATGCCTGGTGATGAATCAGGAAGTCTTAAAAAAGATAAAACAGGGGCTTGGATTATGACAGTAAATTCCTTACATCATCCTCACAGACAGCGATTTACAATTGCTCACGAGATAGGGCACTACATAAAACATACTATGTTATCCAACTCGTTTGAAGATAAGGTTTTCTTCAGAAATGGTGAGATGAATAATATGGAAACAGAAGCAAATAGATTTGCCGCTGAATTGTTAATGCCTGAGCATGAATTTCATCAATTTATTGGAAATGGATCGCAAACAGTAACTGAGATTGCAGATTATTTTCATGTATCTTCAATGGCAGTACGCATTCGCGCTCAACAATTGGGCTATGATGGACATAACTTATAAATATTATGAATAATTATATCTATTTCCCTTTGATAAAGACAAGAGATGCAGAGTTGAAGTCGATGTCCAAACTCCACTCAGACATTGCTGATAAAATGATGCCTATCTATGAGTTAACTAAATCACGAAAAGCTAAAAAAACCCCTGATGGTGATATTCATAGAAGAATGTCCTCAATAAAAGAGATTCAAGGTGATAGGCCATTTATTTTAGATTTAAGTGCTAATGAAAAATATGTCAATACTCAAATTGAGCAATTGATAAACCCCAAAAATGGATATTATGAATGGCAATATTTTTTAAGTATCTATGGTGGTTTAAATATAATACCAATGGTTCACTTATATGATGAGGATGACTTCACTGAAGTTGAGAAATTTGTCAGAGATGTTTCGGTAAGTAAGGGAAAAATAGCGGTTCGATTACCGTACGATTTAGACAACTTTCAAAAGTTCGTTGCACCCATTGTAAATAATTTACAAAACGATTGTAAATTATACGTTATACTGGATGGTGGGCAAGTAAACGGGAAAGTCAAAAAAGTTGTAGATGGTTTTAGACTAGCCTGTAGTGAGTTGAAAGTATTAGATAAGATAGAGGATATTATAATTGTCACTACATCATTCCCTCGTTCTCCAGCATCACTCGGGGATGATGATCAAGGTGAATTTCCTATATTGGAAGAGTCCATTTTTAAAGAAACATCTAATTTCTACCCTGTAAAATATGGTGATTATGCATCGATAAATATTGAACAAGTAGAAATAAAGGGTGGTACATTTGTGCCTAGAATTGATATTTCTTTAAATGAAAAATTCATCTATAAAAGATACCGCAGAAATGCGGGGAGTTATGCACTCTGCGCACAAAAAATGATTAAAGATGGTAGATATAAGTCCATTGGTATATGGGCTGATGATGAAATAATGCTTGCTTATAATGAAACACCATCAGGAATAAGTCCATCATTTTGGATAGCAGTTAGGATGAATTATTTCATGACAACAAGAGTTAAATTACGCTCTTTTTGAAAGCTTTTCGGATGGCATTCTTGTTAAGGTTAAGATGTCATCTGGATTTACCACAATCCCCAACTCTCTGATAAATAGAGAAAATGAAGGCTTAAGTTTTTCAAGTAACTTTTTTCTGGAAATAATTCTTATTTCATTCAGTGATTTATTTCTAGCTAGAGATTCACAGAGTTCATGTTTAGATTTTATTTTTTTATTTTCATTTATAGTTTTAAGAAAATTGGTGCTCAGTGTACTCGCAAGAGTTACTTTATTATGTCTTTTAAATAGAGCTGATTCTCTAATGATTGAAACCTCAGACTCAGTAACAAGGATTATCCCAATCTCTCGACCACAGGTTTTCCTTACATTTTTTAAATTACTTCCCTCACAAACAATATAGCAGAGATCAAAATACTCTTTATAACTCTTTATCTGATAGCTTAGTCTTTCTACTGAATCACCTGAACCTTTAATCTCAAAGACAGTCGCGATATCTTTTTCTAACATTACAATATCTGCCCTGCGAGAGCCATAATTAAAACGTAATTCAGAGCCAATAACAATTTCATTAGATGAATTCTTGAGAAGAAACTCTACAAGCCTTATTTTTATCTCAATTTCTTTCATCTGAGCTACTTTATATGATTAATATACGATTCTTTGATGTATGTACTATTGCAAAAATCTGTTTATTTGTACAGTTGTTTGTGTATTATTTTATATGATGCAAACTAAATCATATAAACACTCAAACTGGTAAGCCTTTGATTAATAAATCAAAAATTATCATTTGATCTATTTTGGTTATGCCTAGCAATTCACGTTTTTCATACTGCACATCTTTGCTGTGCACGTTAGGACGGTCACGCAGGCCAAAATGATGCACTGCCGCCATTCGTTCCACGCGCCCGGCAAACTCAACCACCGCCTCATCAGAGCTACTGTTGGCTTTCATATAGCGCGCGGTGCGCAACTTGGCGAACATTTCCCGTTTAATGCGGCCCTTGGGTTTACGCAGCGGTTGAGATTTACGGGCGGCATACGGGGTGCCGTCGGGCGCTTGCTGGCGTTTGATGCGTTGTTGCTGACTGGCCCGCAGGCGCTTTGCAACCGTCACCGCCAGCGCTTTGCGCGCCTTGGGTGTCAGACTGGCAATCAGCCCGGCCAATGCATCATCAAAGGGTTTCAACTCATTCATTTGACCGTTTCACCGTTAAAGTAAATTGCTGTTGGCCGTGTTGCTGCTCCCGGCCAAGTTGGCTCCAGCGCATGGTCAACATGCAGTGCACCGTCTACCTCTTTCACAATCGCCCGCTCAGTCAGTTGCAGGTCGATACGGATATCACTCAGCACATCGCTGATCACATCGACCTTATGAATAAAGCCGCTGCGGCGCTTTTCTTCTGTCGCCATGATGTCCGGTTGATGCTCGCGCAGCCATGCCAGAATCGGCACAAAGAGGTAATCAACATCACTGGGGAAATCCTCAATAAACAGCGTCAGCGTATATTGATTTTCAAAAGACAGCGACGGGGCCAGCGTTGAGACAATTCGCCCGCCATCAACAAACATTTTCAGCCGCTCCGGGTTAGTCTGGAACAGTTGCAGGCTGTCGGTTAAGGCTTGGCGTAACAGTTTGGGTTTTAACATGATGCTGTTCCTGACACTGTTTAATGGCTTCCACTTGCAGCCCACAGGCCACCAGTGCGGTTTCTAACTGACGGATATCGGCACTTAAATCACCGTTAACCGCCGGGTTGCTGCCCGGCAGCGGGCAACTGCTCACCGTCGGACAGCCAACGTAAATAATCGTTGGGGTTGGCGAACGCGGGGCGCTGGTGCAGCCGGATAACGTCAGCAGGCAAAGTAGTAGCGAACCAATCACGCAAGACTTTATTTTCATTGAGTAACCTTTGAATTCTCTGTTCACGGGATAATGACAAGGTGCTGGCATGGCTCAGTGATTGCCGTAATGCCCGCTCATTGTCTGCCTGTTGCCGGGCCTCATCTTGCAGGCGGGTGATCGCGTTGTCCCGGCTCTCAATCCCAACTGACAAAGTGCCAATAATTCGGTTAGCGCTGTCGATATCGTGGTTCACGCTGTTGGCATACCACCCCAGTGCAACCAGTAACGCGACTATCACCATCATTGCTATGCGCATCTCAGACCCCACTCAGGCAGTGTGTTTGTTCGGTGGTGCGGCGACGCTCTAACCCTTTGGTTTTCACGCCATTGACATATACCCAGCGCGGCAACTGATTGCAGGCGCTGCGCCAGTCGCCCTTGTTGACAAAAAAGGCCAGCGTCGAGCGACAGGCCGCGCCGGTGCCGACGTTAAAGGCGAACGACACTACCGCGTCATACACCGGTTGCGGCATAACAAGCGGCATACACACCGCTATTGCCCGCTCAACCCGCTGCACGTCAGCCACCAGATTGACCGCCACCTGTCGCTCACTGATAACGCTGCCCGGCTTCACTCCGGCGGTGTGACCGATGCCATTTGTCCAGACGTTGGCGCTGCATTGGTAGGCGTTGAGCTGGCAGCCCTCATAATCGGCAATCAGTTTTAGCCCGGCGGCCGATGTTTTTAAGGTTTGGTAGTTTGGCAAGGTGGCGGCCAGCGCCAGAATGACCCCAACCAGACAGCGCTTAACGATTGAGTTCATCGAACTCCTCCCGCCTGATAACCACTTCTTTCAGCAAGAAATAGCTCTTGCGCCGGTAGTACCAGTTGATAAGACAGGTGGCAGCAGCGGCGACCGCCGCAACATAAAACGCGATATCTTGCGGACTCAGTGCGCCAATAAACGCCAACAGCAGCGCAAAAACATAGGCTACCGCAGAGCTGAATTTCTCCATTTTCAATCCCATAATTGAACGGTTTCACGTTGGGCCGCCGGTGCCATGTCGGGCAACTGCACCGGATAGCCATGGGGCAGAATGGCCCCCAGTTCCGACAGCCCCGGATTCGCGTCATAGACTTGCTCAACCACATCTTGTGTGCGGCCGTAATAGCGCCAGCACAGTACGTCGAGCGTGTCGCCTTGCAACGCGTTGACCTGCATCAGATAAGGCCAATAATGTTGTGCGGCTTACCGGCAATGTTGCGAATGCTAATTCGCGCGTCACGCCACAACTCATCAACGGTACTTTCAATGGCCTCCGCGCGTTTATCACCGCGCGCACTGGCGTCATAGCCGCGATAACGCTCGGCCAACAGTGCAGCCGTAATGGCACAGACCGCGCGCTGGTACTCGGCCAACTGGATGCTCTCGCCGTCCAGTTGCTCGGCCTGCACCTCGGCCAGTGTTTTAAAGCCTGCCGCCATCTGGTCACGGCGGTATTCGTATAGCTCGGCGTTGACCTCAGCAATAGCGCCCTTGATGGTAAAGCGCAGGCGCTCGGCGGTGACAGTTCCCTCAAGGCGCAACAGCTCGCGCAGTTTTATCGGGTCAACCGCAGGCCAGAAAAAGGTATTTTCAATCACCGGTTCGGCCGTTTTGTCAGGCCGTGGCGCGGGGATAACAACAGTGGTCATGGCAACCTCAATAGCAGAATGGGTGGGCGGTGGACGACGGCGTTAACAAGGTAAACCCTGTTGCGGCCATCGTGCCGCCCGGCTCGGGGAGCGTTCGGGTTAGCGGCTGGCGGCGTTCTTTAACTTCACGGCCAGTCGCTCAATGTCTTTTTTGACGCCACAACCGGTATGAAGCTGGAGTGCGCGGTGAAGATGGGACAGGGCCAACTCGCCCCGGCCACTGTCACGCAGCACATAGCCGGTGATTTTGTGCAGTTTGGCGCGCACTTGGTCGGGCATGTCTTCATCTTCCATCAGCTCAATGGTTTGCAGCAGAGGCTCAATATCAATCGGCTTACCGGTGGCATAGGCGCGCGCCGCAGCGTCCGCGACTTCCTCGGCAATCAGGTAAGCGGTCGAGCGGGTAAAACGGTCAGTTGGCACTAGCTGATAACGCAGGGCATAACGGGCGATATCCAGTGCGCCGGGAATATCCCCGGCATCCAGCCGCCAAATCATCACCGTCATTACAATGGCGTCCTGCGCGCCTTTCCCCTCACTCAACACGCCAGAGATCCACGGCATATACTCCGGCAATAACTGCCGCTTCAGCTCGGCTTTGCGCTCTTGTGAACGCACCTGTTTCAGCTTGCGCTTATCTTCATTGAGCTTGAGCAACATCAGCTCGTAGCCGGTGGCGTGGCGCAGCGGGTTATCCCGCAGCTGTGAGGCAGCAATAGCCGACTGTCTCAGAAAGTGGCGGCGCGCAGGACTGGTCATGGCTTATTTGCTCCCTTTGGTTGCCGGCGTTTCGGGAGTGCTTTCCGTCGCGGCAGTCGCTTCCGGTTTGACTTCATTCGGGTTAGCCGCAACGTTCACCGCAGCCATGATCGCGGCGGCAAGACCGTCATAGTTCGGGGCTTCCGATACCATCAATGCGGCCGCAGCCGGTGCCGAGGCGATGTCTTTTTTCGCCGGTAAAATCTCGATATTTTCCACCAGACAGCCGCAGGCGTAATCTTCCACTACATAATCCTGCTTAATGGATTCGTAGTTTTCGATGCGGTCACGCTTAGCGTTCTCATCAATATGGCGGCGGTGCGAATCTTCCAGCCAGTAGATAGACAGGTTATCAAGGCGGGTGATCATGAATGCGTTGGGCGGAAAATAAGGCGCACGGACAGCGGGCAAATTGCCGATACGCTTCTGGCTGATAATTAGGTCAGCGGCGAGGGTTTCGCTGTTCTCTTGCACTTTGTTGACCAGCGGGAAGTATTTATCCTGCATCAACTGGCGACCCGTAATGACCACCAACTCAGGGTCTTCTTGATACCACTCGGCAATCATTGAGCTGGCAGCATCCATCACCAGTGCATCCAGATTGACGTAGTTACCCTCGTCACCCACGGTGATTTTATCGGTGACAGTACCGTCCTTAGCCGTAAACGAATCCATCACACGCGCCGGTGCATTGGTGCGATACTTCTGTAACCAGCCCACCGCGATATCCTGCAACAATGGATTTTGTGCACGGTTGGATGTCTTGGCGCGGTGGGTGCCATTGAAGCCTGCCATGATGCGGTCAAGTGCCTGACGCTTGATAATGGCGTCGCGTAAACGGGTCTGGAAGTCCTGATAACGCGCCCACAGGTCGAGGGTGTTATAGCGAATGTGGAAATCGTAGTTCACCTGTTCACAGAAATACTTCTCGCTGTCCAGCGAGGCAAACTCGGCGGTTTCGCGCTCATCGCCGCCGTCAGTATCGGTGGTGCTGGCAACCGAACCATTGACACCAAGACCGACCTTTTCGGCGGTCAGCTCGGCGACTGGCACGATATTGATGCTGCTCAGAAATTCTGAGGACTCTTGCACGCGGGTCATGATGGTTTGCGTAACGGAGGGTTCAACGCTGAATTTTTTATTCAGGTCGCCGGTTTCTACCCCGTTAAGCTCGGCTTGACGGGTTAGATAGGCATTAAATTTAAAACGGGTTGCTGGGCGCATAATAATCCTGATTCAGTTAAATAAGATGTTAATGAAATAGCCAGTGGGCCGCACAACCGGCGGCCAGTGGCCCCAACTAGCAGTCGGTCAATACATCGTTTTGATTGTTGCCGCCGGTAGACTCCGGGCGTTTGGTCTGGCTAAAGTTTTCAGTGATAGAAAGTTTGGTTTCGATGGCCGTAACCCCTTGTTTTCCCTTTTCGATGCTCTGTTTCAGCTCCACCACTTGGTCAGCAAGTTGCTTCTCAATGGCGGTAAAACGGGTCTCAATGGTTTCTCCCTGCTCCTGCACATGCACTGCCACGGCATTCACCGCCTCATGCACGTCATTAAAACGGGCATCGTCGGTTGCTTGTTTGCGACTGAATACTGACTTCACCATGTTGAGTAAGGTGACACCCGGCTCGGCCACGTCTTCAAATTCCAGTTGCACTTCAACCGCCGCAGAGAAAAAGTTATCCGGGTGAGACTTACGGGCGGCCAGTGGGTTGTGTTTGGCTTTGGCGCTAAACTCCAGCATTTCGGTGCCAAGGCTGGCGGGGTCATCGGTCACGGCCAGCCCGACCAGATAGGCTTTGCCGGTATTGGCAAAGTTCGGGCGAATTTCCATGGAGGTGTAGATTTTCTGACGGTCTTTATTCATCAACACCAGCTCGTCAGTCGGGCTGATTTGGGCGAACAATGCGCGCTTGCCGTTTAACGCTGAATCATCGTCAATGGTTTCCGCTTTCAGCCCGATGACATCGCCATAACGGCGGAAAGTGCTGTCCGGGGAGTAGCTTTTCAGATGTTCCAGATTGATGCGGCAACCGTAGACGCGCGGGTCAAACGAATCTGCCATCTGGTTGATATCGTCGGCGTCAATGACTCGCCCGTCACAGGTATCACCCTCAACGCCGATACGAAACCATTTTGATACTTTCTTAGCCATAAGTGGCTGCTCCATTCAGTGTGATTATGATTATTCGGTTCGGGGCTTAGTTTCCTGATGTATGGCGGCAGCAACAACGAAAGCCAGTTGTTACGGGGCTGGCACAACAGCGAGGACGCGCAGAGGGTCGGGCTGGTCGCGTAGCCTAATGGCATGAATACGACACCGAGCACCATCATCAGCGACCCACGGCGACAGGCGGCCTTGCTTTACTGGCAGGGTTTTTCTGTGCGCCAGATTGCGGACACGCTTAGCCTGAAATCGCCGACTGTGCAGAGCTGGAAGAAGCGCGACGGGTGGGACGCCATTGCGCCCATTTCTCGCGTGGAAATCAGCATGGAAGCGCGGTTGATTCAGCTCATCATGAAAGACGCCAAAGAGGGGCGGGACTTTAAAGAGATTGACCTGTTAGGCCGCCAGATTGAACGGCTGGCGCGGGTGAACCGCTACAGCCAGACCGGCAGCGAAGCTGATTTAAATCCGAACGTAGCGAACCGCAACAAAGGGGAGCGCAAGCCCCCGGATAAAAACCTGTTCAGTGAATCCGCGATTGAAAAACTGGAATCTATTTTTCACGAAAATATCTTTGATTATCAGCGCAACTGGTTTGATGCCGGGCTACAACACCGTATCCGCAATATCCTGAAATCGCGCCAGATTGGCGCAACCTTCTTCTTTGCCCGCGAAGCGCTGTTGGATGCCATCACCACCGGGCGCAATCAGATATTCCTGTCCGCCAGTAAGGCACAGGCGCATGTGTTCAAAAGCTACATTATCGACTTTGCCCGCATGGTTGATGTTGACCTGAAAGGCGACCCGATGGTGTTACCGAATGGCGCGCGCCTGTTCTTCCTCGGTACTAACGTGCGCACCGCGCAGAGCTACACCGGCAATCTCTATCTTGACGAGTATTTCTGGATACCCAAGTTTCAGGAACTACGCAAAGTCGCCAGCGGCATGTCATTACATAAAAAATGGCGTACCACCTATTTCTCCACGCCGTCGAGTCTGGCGCACAGTGCCTATCCGTTCTGGTCTGGCGAGCTGTTCAATAAAGGCCGCCGTAATAAATCCGACCATATCCAACTGGATCTCAGCCACAGCCATTTGGCTCGTGGTGCGCTGTGTGATGATGGTCAGTGGCGGCAGATTGTGACGGTGGAAGACGCACTGGCGGGCGGTTGTAACCTGTTTGACCTCAACCAGCTTTCACTGGAATACGGCCCGTCAGAATATCAAAACCTGTTGATGTGCGAGTTTGTGGACGATCAAGCGTCAGTGTTCCCGTTCGCCGAGTTACAGGCTTGCATGGTGGACAGTCTGGAAGAGTGGGAAGACTACAACCCGTATTCGTTGCGGCCGTTTGGGCATCGCCCGGTATGGATTGGTTACGACCCGTCCGAGGCCAACGGCGGCGACAGTGCCGGGTGTGCGGTGATTGCCCCGCCGATGGTGCCGGGCGGCAAGTTCCGCGTATTGGAGCGCCACCAGTGGAAAGGGATGGATTTTGAAGCGCAGGCTAAACATATCGAAGAGCTGACGCATAAGTATTGTGTGGAATATATCGGTATTGATGCCACTACCGTCGGCCAAGGCGTTTTCCAGTTGGTGCGCCAGTTCTTCCCAGCCGCAAGGGAAATCAAATACACCCCTGAAATCAAAACCGCCATGGTGCTGAAAGCCAAACACACCATTAATAACGGCCGTCTGGAATATGACACCGGCCACACCGACATCACCCAGTCATTTATGGCCATTCGCAAGACCATGACCGCCAGCGGCAAGAGTTCGACTTATGTTGCCAGCCGCAGCGAAGAAGCCAGCCACGCCGATGTGGCGTGGGCGATTATGCATGCCCTGTTAAATGAACCCCTTACCGCGACATATGGCGGTCACAGCCCTAATTTCTTGGAGTTTTACGGATGAAATTAATGACTTTTACTGCTGGTCAAGTTGACGGCCTGCGCGAACATTTCGAAAACTCGGCCTTTGACTATCAAAAAATGTGGTATCGGGTGGGGCAGACTGGCACATCCCGCAGCCTCACTAAATCGCGCCAGATTGGGGCCGACTGGCTTTTCGCTTTTGAAGCGTTACTGGATGCCATTACCAGCGGCCGCAATCAGCATTTTTTAACCTGCACCAGACTAAGCGCCTTGAATACCCGCGCTTATATTGCCGAGTTCTGTCGTGTCGTTGGGGTAAACGTGACCCCATTCTCGCCGAGTAACATGCTGCTAGGTAATGGCGCACTTATCGCCTTTCACGGTGAATACAGTCACGCCGCCGCTCATGCCGGGAATGTGTACCTGGGTGAATATGCATGGGCTAAAAACCCACGTTCAATACTGCAAATGGCTAAGGGGATAGCGATGCACAAAAATCATCGTTTAACACTCTATACCACGCCCTCCCGCTCACATACCGCGTTCACGATTTGGAATGGTTCACTGCAACGCCCACGAAAAACAGCACCGGTGATACACACAAATAACGGCGTTTTTTGTGCTGATGATGTATTTCGTCAATCGGTTACGGCTGATGATGTCATTCAGCAAGGTTGTACATTATGGGAAAAGGATTGGCATAAATATTGGCTGGAAAAATACATGACAGCGGATGATTTCAAGCTCTTATATTTGTGCGACTGGTCACAAGCGGCAAACAATGCAGGGGAAGTGAAATGAGTAAGCGCAAGGGCCGCAAGGCATTAAGCCGACCTGTCACCAATCACACCGCCAGCCAACAGCAGCCGGTGGAGGCGTTCACCTTTGGCGAACCCTCCGCCGTTCTCGACAAGCGGGAAATACTGGATTACATCGAATGCACCGGCAACGGTAAATGGTATGACCCGCCGATTAGCTTTGATGGGCTGGCGCGCAGCTTCCGGGCGGCGGTGCATCACAGCTCACCGCTGTATGTGAAGCGCAATATTCTGGCGAGTACCTTTATTCCACATTCGATGCTCAGTCAGCAATCATTTAGCCGCTATGCACTGGATTATCTGGTGTTTGGCAATGCGTTTTTAGAGGTTCGCCGCAATCAACTTGGCGCGCCACTGCGACTCGACCCCAGCCCGGCCAAGTACACCCGCCGGGGGCTGGAAAAAGATTGCTATTGGTTTGTGCAGAACTGGAAAAATGAACACCTGTTTGAAGCTGGTAGCATTTTCCACCTGATAGAACCCGATATCAATCAGGAACTTTATGGCCTGCCGGAATATCTCAGCGGCTTAAATTCGGCTTGGCTCAATGAAGCGGCCACACTGTTCCGCCGCAAGTATTACCAGAATGGCGCTCACGCGGGATACATCCTGTATATGACCGATGCGGCGCAAAGTAGCAGCGATATTGAGGCGATGCGTAAAGCGATGCGCGACACCAAAGGGTTAGGCAATTTTCGCAACCTGTTTATGTACGCGCCCAACGGTAAAAAAGACGGCATCCAGATTTTACCGTTGAGCGAAGTCGCCACCAAAGATGACTTTTTTAATATCAAGAACGCCACCCGCGACGACCTGCTCAGTGTGCACCGGGTGCCACCGCAGATGATGGGGATTATTCCCAACAATACTGGCGGTTTCGGTGACGTGGCGAAAGCCTCACAAGTGTTTGTTCGTAATGAATTAACGCCGTTACAAGAACGATTGAAAGAAGTGAATGACTGGATAGGGGAAGAGGTGATCCGGTTCAAGCCTTATGAACTGATAAGTGAGGATTGATATGGGACGTAAAGCGCCAACACCACCGCCATATAACCCCGGCGATATTGTGAAGAGGCCCGCGCCACCGCCTCAGCCACCCCAAAAATGCGAAACGAAACGAGTAATAATTATGGAAACTCAAACTAACCAGAAAATCACAGCGCAACTGGCTGTTGATATTCTTAATCAAGCGTTGTCACTTGACCCGGATTGTATTACTGCGCTGGTATCGCATCGAATAGAGTGTAACGCGACGTTAGCCCATGACTCTGAGGTAGCTTGCGGTATGTCTAAAGGCAAATACATGACTGGCGCGCTTGGAATTATTAATTCACTGGTCAAAGACGGCGTTGTTGCCGCACAGTTTACGGATGACAATAAGTTGGCGGCGTTTCAGGTTTACAAATAGTTAACTGATAGTTTTGAATATCATAGCCGCCGAACCGGGCGGCTTTTTCACGCCCGAAAAGTAGCGATTCCAACACCTCGCGCCATACGCCACCAGACGCCCGTCACGCCATCACACCCCATGAACACGCATTGATTCCCAACTCAACCGAACGCAGCACCACGGCCCGCCCAAGATCGATAAATAAGGGTATCAAAACCCTTTGCGCGCAATGCTATCCCCGCCACGCCTGCGCGCTTTGCAGGTCGCTTTTCATGCACTTGCATGATCCATTGAGATCCGCGCCGGAACTGGCGCTAACAGGGGAAATAGGGGAGGGGATCAACATGCGGAATCATGCACTATATGCATGCATGACCCAAATCACGATGGGAGGCCACACATGCATTATTTTATGGGGGATTTATCAGTGCGATTTTTTACCGTCGGCGTTATAGAAAATCTCATCATAATTTTGGCTCGTGACTATCTGGCTGGTCAGGTCTGATATCAACGACATGGCGACAAGAAACTCGCTATTACTACACTGTGCAACTTGCGAAACTTCAGCAATAAACTGAATTCTTGATAGTGTTAATTCTATTTTATCAACGGGTTTCAATGCAGGCTCCTTATTATACTGTATTTATATACAGTATCGAGTAAAACAATATTCAGGTCAATACTGTATATGGCTGTTTAGTTAAATCAGATGCTTGTGACGCGCTATATGTTGTAAAAGTAATCCGCCGTGACACGTCACAATGGTTTAACTGCACTAATTAATAAGCTGTTGATACCTTTGGTTTGCCAACACGCCGCTTCACCCCGTAAACAACAGCCATTTGGATCGCCCGGTAAGGTATCGCCACATTTGCCACAACGTTGTTTATCCAGCTCAGCTTGTTGCTCTTTTAGTCGCTGGTTATCTTGCCGAATCAGCAGCGCGATATATTCCGGTAAATCGTAGGCTGGCCGGAACAGACGCCGTGCGGCCATGCCCTCGGTCAGCATCGCGTACTCTTCTGGCTCCAGTCGGGCGCGAATTTCATTGATACCGGCAGATTTATCACGCTGGCGCTGTGCCTGTTTGCGGGTAGTGGCGGCGGTTTTAGTCATGGTTTTCCTCTCAGGTAGATTAATCATCGAATTCCGGCCAGTCGGACAGTGCCGGGTAATGGATCACTGCATCACCAACAGCCATTTTTGCCCCACGGGCTAACGATTCCAGCTCCCAACGTTGGGCGCTGATATCTTTCAACAGTAAATCGTTGCGGATTTGGGGGATGCGCTGGCGTTCTTCGCGGGTTAAACGGGCGGATGGCGCAATAAGTCGGCCCTTGGTGGGGTCATAACTGCGTTGCATCTTGCTTATCGTTGGCTGTTTCTCTTTAACGCGGGCCACAATCGCCCTCACGGCGGCAGTGTCCGACCAGTCAATAACGGCGTCCGGTGGGTATTCCATCTCCGCCACAGGCGTTTTATCCTGCCCGTTGGGGTCATTTGGCGCTTGGGTGTTTTCACCTAACCCACAGTTATTGACAGGACTCCGAGGCGCGCCAGAGGCGCTTTTCAAAGTCAAAAGCTCAACGTCAACCGCACCAGCAACGATGCGCCATTGGGTTGTGCGGGTTTCATGAATATGGTCAGCGCCCAAATGCGGCGCGTAGATACCGACGACTTTCTGCACTTCCTCATCGTAGGCGTTGAGTTCATCGGCGATACGCTTGGCTACACGCACAGTCTGATTGCCGCAATTGGTGCCCCCCTGCGCAGCGATGTAGGCAGCAAAATCACCCTCATCAGCAGCATGGCGCACAGCTTCCACCGTTTCGTCAAACGACTCGGCCAGACTGATAAAACGGATACGGCGACACTCGCGATAGGCTCCCATGGAGGGAATACCCATTGGGCGAAACTGAGGGATGCGCCACGTTGCCGCCCACGCTGTAACCGCCGCAGCGGAATCGGTTAGCAGCTCACCGGTTTCATGGTCGCGTTCACCCTCAAGTGCATAGCCGTCGATATTCTTGGCAATGTATTTAGCGATGTAACCAGCGGCCCCGCCTTTGTTCAGGTGCTTGCACTCAAAACGGTATTTAGCAGCCCCGCGCTCGTCACTGTCTTCTTTCAGTGCATAACGGCGCATGATGTCGATAATCTGTTGGCGCTGGCGACGTTCACAAAACAGCATCATGTGCCAGTGCGGCGTGCCGTCGTGGTGCGGCTCAACGACCCGCATCCCGTAGACGCTCAACTTATTGTCTTTAAAGGCGGTGCGCATTTTGCTCCAAATATTACAGAGGTAGCGCTGACCGTCTTTGGGGGAATAGGCTTCATCGTCCCACTTATGGTTAAGCTGGACTTTCTCGTTATCCCCTTTACCGATAACGCGGGTCGGGTGATATTTTGACGGGGTGGTGACGGTCAGGAACATACCGACGTGCTTCTGTGAAGCTGCATATTTTTCGATACCGGCTATGGTGCTCATTAACTCCATACGGCGAATTTCTGGATTAGAAATACTCGCCATCACCTTATCAATCAGGTCGATGCGCTCACCGGTTTCAATGTTTTCTAACTGGCAGCTTTTGAGGTATTCCAAATTAGACTGACGACGCGCGAACACTTCACGGATTGCCTGCTTACTGGCATAAGAAGAGGCCGACATATCCCGGCTGACATTACCGACAGCAATCAATAACGCTTCCCGCCAGCGGGTACGCTGTGCTTTGAGTTTGCGCTCCCACCATTCAGGATCAACTAGCCGTGACAGGCTGGCGATAGCCGAGGTGATATCTAACCGGTCTTTCAGGTATTTGCGCCAGTGCATCGGGATGATATTAAAAGCGCGCGCCATTCTGGCAAGATCGCCATAAATACGAACCTGTGTATCGGTCTGCAATAAAACAGCTCTTTCGCCCTGATTAGCCTTAATGCATTCATCACAATGATGGTTATACGCCACCATTAGCGCATCACCGATTTTGCGGGCAAAGCGGCGCAGCTCTTTATCATGCATACCTGCTAGGCTGGCATAGGTTGGGGCATCAGTGGAAAAGCTCATTGATGCACTGAGGCGCATAACATTTTTGCTATTGACCACCTGAATACGCGGCCAGATACGCTGGTCAAAAACAAATACCAGCCATTTGTTAGCGTCGTTTAGCCCTTTATTGGCTAACAGGTATTGATAGCGAGAAATAAACTGGCTACGCAGAAAGTGAGGCAGGTTATTGATTTTGTCTAAAACGGCTTGCCCCTGAATCAGTTGTTCACGGGTAAGCGGTCTTTGAATGCCGGGCAAGGTTTTGCGCGGTTTGCTGCCGGGATAGGCATAAGCAGGAACAGCAGCGCCGCTGCCCGGATAAGGCAACGGCGGAGTTGGGGTAATACGGCCATGTAGGTTATGACTCATTCACAGACACCGGCATAAACGCTACTACAGACTGCATGGTCATTTGTCGAAGCTAATAAATCGAATTGACTACCACCGCGAGTGGTTAAGGCCCAGTCTCGATAAGTCTCGATGCCGTGCGACTCAATAGTGATACATTCAATCCGACGCTCTGATTTACGTGGGTCTTGAGTTGCTGGGAAAAAGGCGGAATTACCACGGCGGGAACATGAAGCCACTAATTTTTCCCAACGGGATACACGGGCTATTTCTTCCGGCCAACGACTGAATATCTCCGCTAACTCGGATTTTCTGGCATGGATGCACGGCATACAGCCAACACGGCTACATCCCTGCTGATATAAGGGATTGGGTTTTATTCCATGGCGTTTAGCGAGGGCAAACACTTCATCATGCGTCCAGCTAATGATCGGGCGATAGATATTTAAGCCCGGTGTATTATCCGCATCAGTTTCCCACTCAGGTAACAAAGCACGTGCGGGTGACTCTTGTGCCCGCACTCCCTGCCAACTGATTACCTCGTCATACTCAGCAAGCAGGGGCATGACAATCTGGTCACGGATTGGCGCATGTTTCAGTTCGAACGTACAAAAACGGGCTTTGGTTGATGGAAAGCGGCCTTTCCACATACACAGGTCGAGAAAGGGGATGCCAGTAGGATGTAGAATCTCAAGAGCTTCTGCGACCCGTTCCGCCGCTTGGTCAGGTGACATACCGCACTCAGTGACTAATGTGGATGGCCAAACGCGGGCAATAAAATCACGTTTACCGTTAATTTGTCGGGTAAAGTCCGCTTTGACACGGATAATTGCCCCCAGTTGGTTTTCCAGATAATCCAAATATTCCATTGTTTGCGGGTGCTCATGGCCGGTATCTGCAAGCACCCCAATATGATTTACACCAGCCTCACGAGCTAAAAGCCATTGTGCCAATGAATCTTTACCGCCAGATATGCTGACGATATTGATTGCATCAGGTGCCAAGCAGCGGCCATCAATCATAAGTTAGCCCTTATTCACTGATGAGAATGCAGCTTGGCACAACTTACCAATGCGGCCTATTTCATTACCCAATGACGCAAAGCTATTAATCTGCGCTTCACCTATATTGCGCTTTATTAATCCCTCAACCAGTTGTGCAATAGTTGGATAATAAGCAATTGGCTCTAAACGTTCCTGACCCTCACTTTTACCTTTTTGGCTTACTTTCACTTCATTAAGAATAAATTGAAGACTGTCAGAAGTAACAACGTGTTTTTCACCGATTTTAATATTCATTTAATTATCCGTTAGTGTTGTTCATGAGACTGATTAATCATTCTTTCTGCAACTTGATAGAGAAGCTCCGCCGCTTCTTTACAGTTCATTTCACGATTAAGTATTTTTGCCGCAATGGTTTCCATATAGTTTGAAACGATAACGGCCTGATTTCTTCTTTCATCCATGCGCGCCTCATTGAGCATTAGTTCCATTGATTCAACAGACATCTGCGTGATTGAGCATTCACTGCCCTGCTTGGCGGGGTCTACGCCCACCCATATATTTTGTGTTGTATTCTGCATAGATAATTCCTGTTTTTAGGCAATAAGAAACCCGGCGAGTAAAACGCCATATATTGTGGTTGCGGTTAATTAATAATATTCAGAGTGCAATCATCATTACTGACAAACGACGGTAGCGAACGAGTAAACTCAATTAAGTAATTCAGCGTTTCAACAACAGATTCTCTTTCTGCTGGCGTTAATTCTGAAAACTGCATATTCACATGACGACTTTTTAACCCAGCATGAAAACAAATTGTTTTACGCAAATGTGCAGGCGATTTATCAAAAGCCTCTTGAGCAACATTTTTTCTATGGCGTAAATACTTTTCTTTAAATTCAGTAATTCGGGCAATACCCGTCATTCTCAATTTTTCAGCTTCCGTTAATTGCAGCATATAACCCCCAATCAACGCCCAAACAGACGACGTAATATTGGCGTCTTCTTTGCAGAGGACAATTCTTGTAAAAGCGCCTTTTGATTACTTCCCGGCTTCCAGCGCTGGCCGTTCTTCAACTCCAGCACACCATTACCGAAATGGCGCAGGTTTACCGGGCTTTGCTGTTTTAACAATGGAGCAATAGAAATAATCATAAAAACACCTCAACTCAAACCAGCGACAGCACTTAAGCCGCTAATAACATCAACGGTTGAAGCAAGCGCAGGGGTTGATTGAATGCGCGCTTGCACTGTCAGGCCAATCAGAGACAGATGGCGAATCGCAGTATTGACACTATCCAGCAGAGCAGATTTGCTGAATGCTGTTTTGTGATTACCTTGCACCGCAGCGGCAGCAATAGAACCCACGGCGGCAGTAGCATGTAGCGCATAAGTCGGGATATTGCCGGTGCAGGCTTCATTGACTGGCACAGATGGCATGCAATTGATTTGTGACAGCAGACCGTCTAATAACGTTGGGTCTTCGGTCTGGTCGGTGATACGTAACAGCTCGTCAACGGTCAAACGGTGTGGCTGATCGGGGTTCAATTTGTTACGCAACACTTGCGCCGAGATCCCTGCGTTTGCTGCCAACTCGACTAAGTTGTGTTTTAACGCAAACTGGCGGCAGGCGTTATCAAAGTGCGGATGTTTGGACACTGAAAAATCAAACATGGCTTACTTCCTCACATATGCCGACAATTAGTTGGCAAATTTGAATGCCGAACATTACTGGTTTGCCGCTTCTTTAGTGAGAGCGATCATATTTACGAGAACCTTTTCCATTTTGCGAACTTTCTGGCGGATAGGTAGACGACCATCTTTCACCATGCCACGGCAGGTTTCATAAGGGATTCCGCTCAATTTTGAGAACTCAGTTAGGGACAGATAGGGAGACGTAACTGTTATTGCAAGGTTCTGATTCATAGGGCATCCTGTTTGATGGTGGTTAATATAGGTATTGGTGGGTATTTGCCATCAATTCACGAATTAAACTATGCATATGCGAGTATGTAAAGAGGTTTTTGCGAGCGTGGATGATAAAAAACTAAGCGGCGGGATTGCAGCTGTAGAAAGAATGATGCAAGCCTATGGTTTTAAAGTACAAAGAGAATTAGCGGCTTATCTAGGTGCAGGAACGGGAACTATCAGCACTTGGATCAAACGTGATTACTTTCCGGGCAAAGAGATTGTGCTCTGTGCTTTAGAAACAGGTGTTTCATTACATTGGCTTGCAACTGGTGAGGGTGAACCTCAGGAACCGGTTAAACCTGCCGCACATGAAACCGCAAAGTCTGTTGCTCATAAAAGCCTTGAAGATGGTTTACTGATAGATGTATCCCCTATATTGCTGGATTCAGAGTTACTACCCGTTCAGATTATTGAACCTGAATTAATTTCGTTCCCTAATGAGAAACGCTATTTTCTGGTCGAACGTCAATTTAGAAATGTCGCTGACGGCCTTTGGTTGATTGAAAAAGCAGGTGTGACCTCGATTAGCAATATTGCTCGTTTACCCGGTGATGTATGGCGTATCAATGATGTTAATTGGCCGGTTAGTGAGGTTAATATACTGGCGAAAGTTGTCGGCGAAATTACGGGCTATTAATAGCCGACGCTAAAAAGTAATCGACGCACTAATGGAATAATAATCGAATGAAATTATTAGCTAGTGTTGTAATCGGTATTCTTCTTTTATCTTTACCTACGATCACTATGGCAAAAAACTACCCTTGTTCCGGTAAAAAAGGCGGGGTATCCCATTGTGAAAATGGGAAATTTGTCTGTAATGATGGCTCTATCAGTAAATCAAAGAAAACCTGTACGCGTTAGTTTTTAATCAGATGTTTGTCGTGCTGCATATCAAACATTGACTACTGTTTTTATATACAGTAAATAGGCCCAAGGGATTATTCTTAAGGACTTATTTATGGCAGTACGGAAATTACCCAACGGGAAGTGGGTTTGTGATTTTTACTCAGATGGCCGTGACAGTAAGCGGGTTAGGAAAACCTTTGTTACTCGCGGCGAGGCATTGCGCTTTGAACGTGAGCAATTAGCGCAACGTGGTGATCTGGATATTGACTACACACCGGCAGAGACTGCCGCGCAGAGGTTAAAAACATTGGTCGGTCAGTGGTATGAACTCCACGGGCGCTCTTTGAGTGACGGCAAAGCTAGATTAGATAAACTCAATATCCTGTGTGATAACTTGGGCGATCCTGCTGTTGCCGATTTTGACCGGGAAGTGTTCGCCAAGTACCGCAAGCAGCGTTTAGCCGGTGAGTTTAGCCGTAAGTCAAAACACGGAATCGTTAAACCACCAAAAGAGGCAACGGTCAACCGCGAACATGCTTATCTGCGAGCTGTCTTTAATGAGTTGAAAAGGCTAGGGCATTGGAATCACGCTAATCCGCTGGATGGTGTCAGGTTATTTCGTGAAAGTGAAAACGAGTTAACTTTCCTTTATGAGGACGATATTAAACGTCTGCTGTATGAGTGTGACAATTCCAGCAATAAAGATCTCGGTATCATCGTTCGTATCTGTCTGGCTACCGGTGCGCGCTGGAGTGAAGCGGAGCAACTAAGACAAGCTCAGGTGATGCCAAATAAAATTACCTATATCAACACCAAGAGTAAAAAGAACCGTACAGTCCCTATTTCTGCGGAACTGCATAAACTAATTCCAAAGATGAAAGGGCGCTTATTCGCCAATGCCTATGACGCATTCGGCCAAGCCATTGACCGGGCTAAACTGGTACTACCTACCGGCCAGTTAACCCACGTTCTACGCCATACTTTCGCCAGTCATTTTATGATGAACGGTGGCAACATATTAGTACTGCAACAAATCCTCGGGCACTCCACTATCCAAATGACCATGCGCTACAGCCACTTTGCACCGGATCATTTAGAAGCGGCAGTGAGTTTGAATCCATATGATCGTATCAATAGGATGTAAAAAACAATGAATTGGGAAAGTCTGCTTTCTGAAAAACGTCATGGGCATAATTGCGAACAAAGTAGAGATGATGAAATAAGGAGTGAATTCTTCAGAGATTATGACCGTATTGTCTTTTCTCCTTCATTCCGACGTTTAGCAAGAAAAACTCAAGTCCATCCTTTATCTTTTAATGATCATATACATAATAGGCTAACACATTCTATTGAGGTTGGAAGTGTAGGCCGAAGTTTAGGATTTGCGGTAGGAGAAATAATAAAAAAAAATTTACCTAAGGGTGTTGATGCAACAACAATTGCATCTATTGTGCAAGCTGCATGCATGGCACATGATATTGGTAATCCACCGTTTGGACATGCGGGAGAATATGCAATTAGACATTGGTTCAAAGAAAATATAAAGATATTAAGTGAAAATTTAACTCCAAGAGAAATTAATGATTTAATTTATTTTGAGGGGAATGCTCAAGGATTAAGAGTTGTATCTAACATTGAAAATCATGCTAACGATGGAGGTCTAAGGTTAACCTATGCAACCCTTGGCTCTTTAATAAAATACCCATGGGGTTCTGACCATGAATTAGCCATTAAAAAAGATAAATTTAATATATTCTCATCTGAGAATGATTTATTTAAAGATTTGTGCAATACGCTTGGACTGATACCAAAAGATGATAAAGGAAGAGTTTGCAGACATCCATTGTCTTATTTAATGGAAGCTGCTGATGATATTTGTTATAAGATTATTGATATTGAAGATGCTTTAGAAATTGGGGTGTTAAGATTTTCAGATGTTTCTGATATTTTTGTTGATATCTCCGAAAGAAATGATATTGAAGATTATGGAGATTCCTCACCAATAAGGCAAAGAATCATTCCATATCGCTCGGCAGCAATTGATAACTTGATAAAACGTTCTGTTACCATATTTATTGATAATTATGATGATATTATGAGTGGTAACTTCGATGAGGATATATTATCCAGAATAGATGGAAAAGTCGCCATTGCTATAAAAAAAGCAAAAGAGATAACAAAAAATAATATTTTCTCTACAAGACGAAAAATTGAATTAGAAGTCGGTTCATATTCAACGATTGGAGTATTACTTAACTCATTCATTGCAGCTATTGATGATAAAATCAGCAATAAAGAGAACATGTCATTTAAATCAGGTAGTATCTTGAAATTAATTGATATTAAGATTGATGATAATATAAGTTTTTATGACGGATACCTTTTAGTTACAGACTTTATTTCTGGAATGACTGATAATTATGCAACATTTATTGCGAAGCAGATCTCTGGAAATGCTAAGTGATTTGTGATGTTGAACCTAATTATGATGAAGATTATGAGTGAGTCTGTTGAAGAAATTTGACTACCATCCCCACAACAACCCAAACTAACCCGCCATCGTGTTTGGTAACTTACTGATTTTATGTAAGTGATTGAATTCCATAATGCCGTGAGAGTTTTTAAAATCCCTCGGCTTATGGCTGTGCGGGTTCAAGTCCCGCCCCGGGCACCATGGAAAAAAGTACAAGTAAAACAAAGTAGTATGAGTATGTCGTTAACCGCCGAGAGGCGGTTTTTTTGTGCCTGAAATCACATTTAGGAAGATGTTAGGAAGATGCGTTAGGAACATAAAATTCAACTAACGCATAAATAATCACTTCTTCTGATTACCTACCACCGGAACAATTTTTATTTTCCTGTCATATCGCGCTGTTTGCCCCATGTTTTTATGACCTGATATTGCCTGCTTTTCACTGAGTGAACACTCAAGATCAGAAACACCTTTACATGTCCAGGATTTCTGTTCGCAACGTTTTATTGAACCGTTCGATAAAACCGTTCTGCATCGGCTTGCCCGGCTGAATAAAATCGAGTATTACTCCATGCCGCTCTGCCCATTCAGCAGAGGCGGCGGCAATAAATTCCGGACCGTTATCGCTGCGAATAAAAGCCGGATAACCTCTTTCGCCACTTAATCGTTCCAGGATACGAACAACACGATGAGCAGGTATATTTAAATCAACATCGATTACCAGCGCTTCCCGGTTAAAATCATCCACCACGTTGAACAGACGGAACCTTCTCCCATCCATCAGGGCATCGCTCATAAAATCAACTGACCAACAGTGGTTTATATCGCTTGGCACGGCCAGAGGCTGCGGATATCGGTTGGGTAAACGCTTTTTCCCCTTACACCGGAAGTTGAGTTTCAGCAGGCGATATACCCGGTAAACCCTTTTTGCATTCCACTGCATCCCTGACTGACGTAATTTCTT